GACAAAGTGGGCCAGTCTAGACTTGGTTGACTTGTGGTCTGGCGGACAAATTCAATATATTTTTGAGGATCAATTTTATTTTGAGACATAGTAAAAGTCATGGGTTAAATGGTTCTTGTTGAGTATCAGGTAAAATTTGTTGAGGTGGTAACTCGGGATCACCAGGTATTGTTGTGTGAGAAACATCTACAGTTTCTTGAGGAGGAAAGTATATTTTAACATAGGTATAATCATATGCCCAGTTTCTCTCACAGATTTCTTGTGCGTATTTTTCAGACCCACAATGACAATACCTATTACCTCTTGTATCTCTCACTTCAAAATAGTGAGCAGGTTCATTTATTACAAGTTTAGATTGTAATTCTCTTGTCGTAAGTCCCATATCAGAACTTAAATCCTTCAAAGGATTTCTTTGGTTTATCATCGTAAGTATACTCCTCTTCTTGTTTATTGTCAAGAAGATCATTCTGTGCGACTTGTTCACAATCAAACAGTCTCATCTTAGCACGATCAATACCAACAACAAATCTCTTGTAGATACTCAGATCGTTGTATCTGTTCTTCAATTGTTTCACCAGTATCTGTCCCAAGGATTCAAGTTCCTCGGTAGAAATAAGGGCAAACATAAGATCAGCAGTAGCAGGGAGTCCAAAGGACTCACTAGTATCAGTAAGCTCGACATCAGAGCTACCATAACCAGAACGAGTGGTCTGCGTGGCAGATACGATAGGGACGTTTGCCTCACAAGCCAGTCCTCTAAGTTCTTCTGCAATAGACTTAATAATCGTATATGAATTAACATTGCTGCCTCCCCGATACCTAGAGGAAGCACAAATATTAAGGTAATCAATGAAAATAATGTCAGGTCTAAATGACTTCTTAAGTGCAAGTTCATTAAGAAGTGACTTAAAGTGTCCACTGTGTGCAGTCGCGGTTGGATATTCTTTGATTATAAGAGTGCCCTGAGTCTTTTGTGCGAGGTTTGTCACCTTTTTCTCAAAAGTCTGTTTGGGTAGTTCAGTAATATCTTGAATATTTACATTCAGAAGATTGGCATCAATACGTTCCGCAATCTTCTCTTCTGCCATCTCACAAGTGATGTACAAGACATTCTTATTCTGAAGAAGGCAAGATGATGCCATGTGACACATGAACAGAGACTTACCTACACCTGTACCTGCAAGAGCAATGTTTAGGGTCTTGTTAGGTAGACCACCCTTAGTGATCTTATTGAAGTACTCAAGATCGAATTCAATCTTGTTCTCCTTCTTGTGATACAACTCAAATCGTTCTTCATAATCATTCAGATAATCGTGACCCACATGATTATCAAAACTAACACTCAATGCATCAGAAAGAATAGAAGGAATTGCATCAGGAGACTTCTTGTCATCCTGACCATCTGCAATCTGAATCGACTCCATCAGAGCAAGATAGATTGCACGTTCCTTACACCACTTCTCTGTGGTGTCACATAACCACTCAAACTCCTGTGGTTCCTCAGTCAAGTTACTGACCAAGTGAACCAACTCTTTGAATGACTGTTCATTGATATCATTCCTCTTTTCAATCTCAATACTCAGGACTTCCTGTGTAGGTGTCTCATTGTATTGATTCACAAAACCAACAATCTCCTCGAACACAATCTTCTGATTATGATCTTGGAAATATTCTGATCTGATAAAGGGAATTGTTTTTCTTAGGAACTCTTCATTGTGTAGTAGATTCTTGAGAACAAGAAATTCAACTCTCTCCATAACTAAATTCTTTCCGTGCAATTTGATCTAACTGTTCCATCACCTCAGGGGTGAAGTATGTCTCAGGGTCTTTCAGAATGGCCTTGGCATAAACCTTCTTACCATCAATCTCATACCGACCTGCTACATTCTTCCACAGACCACCAATTTCTCCAAGTTCTAACAGACCATAATATTTGTCCAGTCCTCTCTCATCATAGTAGAGACGAACTGTGACATCTTTGTTCTCTTTACTCAGACGCGACTTAGCAGTCTTTGCCTTGATAAGGTTTCCAACGATTTCTGTTCCATCTTTTTCTTTTTTCTTTGAGAGATATATGATAGTAGAAGCGGCGTACTTAAGGCCACTGCCTCCACCCATCTCTTTTGTAGGAACATAAGAACCGATAACATCGTAGGTATGATTGGTTACAATCATTGGAATGTTTGCTTGACCCAACTTCAAAGTCAACATTCTGAATGCACCTTTGACTAGTTGAGATTTAGTCATATCTCTTACCTGTTTGTCATTCAATGCGTCAGTGATCTCCTTCTCAGTTGATAACATACCCAAGGAGTCTAACACAAACATACATGGTTTGCGTTCATCGACAGGTTTTTTTAAGTATATATCAACAGCTCTTAGTGCTTTGGATCTAAACTCCTCAATTGTTACGACATTCACAACAACTAGACGACTTAGGTCAATACCACGACTCTCAAGAAGAGATTTATTAACTGCTGCTTCAGTGTCAAAGTACAGACAGTAACCGTCAGGATTACTATCCAGAAAATTCTTAACCACAGCGAGACTAAAGAAAGTCTTGCCAGTAGAAGACTCACCAGCAATGGCAGTAATCTTATTCCCAGATACACCACCAAATATACTACCTGAAACAAGTCCGTTAAAGATGTACGAACCTGTGTCCATATATGATTCTGAGTCGTCGATGTCTGCGGCAAGTTTTGTGTAGTCATCTCCGATCTCTTTTACAATGTCTGCTAAAAAATCCATCAGCCAAAAAATAGTTCTAGGTTTACAGTCTTCTCAACATTCCATCCGATTGCATCAAGAATAGTCTTGAGTGGTTCAAGGAAAGCTTTGTTGAATTGTAGTTCGTAATCGATATATCTGTCAACACCAATCTCCCGTGGAAATTCTGAGATGAATGAAATCACATTCTCTCTGATTGGGTTGGCTTTCTTGAGATAGATGAACTTGATCTTCTCACCATTATTGATCTCAGAGTATTTGTTCTGGAGACCATATTCTTTAATGTAGTGATTATATAGAAGAGCACCACGAACATGAATGGGAGAACCCTTTGCATAGATCGTAGAGTGACTCTTATGTTTCTTTACATCAGATACTGAACGGGGAAATGCAATCTCTTCGGGAGGTAAGTTGTTGAACTTCGTTCTTGCATCATCAATGAACTTGATGACATCATCTTCTGTACCATTCATCATCAACTTCAGTGCATCCTTAATCATTGTTCGACAAGGAGCAGGAGTCGATGATTTCACCGCCTCAATACCCATAATCTTGAGTTTAGGTTCTGAGTAACGAACACCTTCACTATCCCAGACATTGAGAATATATCTCTTCTTTGCTGTCCAGATTCCACGGTCTGCAATGTTCTCCCGTTTCATCTGCATCTTCTGGTCATAGGCGTTCACATACGTCGCGAGTTCCTGGTAACTCTTCTCGATAAATGGTTCCAGTTTCTCTTCACAGACCTTATTAAGTAGGCCGACAACTGTTGTTTTGTCGCCAGACTTAGAACTAAGAAATTTATTAACAACAGGTCCAAAATTAATATAGATTGAGTCAGTGTCAGATGCAATGACATAATCTACTTCTTCCGTTTGTAACAGGTTATTTAGATACCCATTTACCTTATTCTCAATCCAACGAATGGATGTTTGTCCTGAGAGTGTGATGGCTTCTGCGTTTGCAAGTTTGAAAAAACGGAAGTATTGGTTGCCAATTGCACCATAGCAAGAGTTCAGTGCAATCTTACGAGCCATCTGGAAGTTGTTGAACTTGGCAATATCTTTGACTGCCTGACCTTTCATCTTGACCAGCATGGGGTCATCACGATTCTTGAGTTGACTTTCAATATCAACCAACTTTTGTTTTGCAGCCAACATCTTCTTCTTGAAGATCTTACGTTCTGCATACATCTTTTCCATCAGTTCGGGCATAAACCCTTTGATGTCCTTACGGAACATTGCACCGTTGGCACAGACTGCATAGTCCTTATACATCTCAAAAGTGATCTCTTTATTCAGGATCCGATCGATGGTTGCAGATGGGTGTTTCTCCTCTACCAGTGTCTCAGGAGAGATGTTGTACTGCATCATCAGGTGAGGGTACAGGGAGTTCAAGTCAAACGACACCACCCAGTCATAGACACCAGGGACAGGTTGTTTCACGTAGGCACCTTCATACCTCTCAGACTTCTCTGAACGGTCGCGAGGAGGAATCACAATGTTTCTCTTCTTGAGATAGTTGTAGATAATCGTATCCCACATACGAACCTGATACATCACATCGACAAAGTTCACCTTGGCGTCATATGCCATGGTCAATGCCAACTCAATCAGTTTCATCTTGTCTTCCAAACGGTCAACAAGTTCCACGTCAATGATGTTGTAGTCTACAAACTTCTTCCAGTTACCATTGTAGAAATCTTTGAAGGTATCAAACTCACTGTGGTCAAGTTTCTTCTGACCAAGTTCAACTTGAGCAATATAATCCAGTCGATAACTCTCTTGGTTTGTGTAAGTAAACTTCTTATACAGTTCCAAATAGTCCAGGGTTGTAACACCCGCGATGTCAAAGGTGTTAAACTCACGACCCATGATCGTAATCTTTTCTTCACTGATGATACCCCAGGGAGAAAGAAGTTTCATCTTCTTAGTTCCCATGATCCGATCAATACGACCACAGAGATATGGGATATCATATAGACGACAGTTCCAACCAGTCACAACTTCAGGAGGATTTGTGTTCCAATGAAATAAGAACGAGTTGATCATATCAACTTCATTCTCATAGTGATAGTAAGTCACATTCTCCTGTGTAGGAGTATAAGGTTTCCTACCCCAAGTCCTAATCTTTTTAGTCGCATAGTCTTGAATGGAGATGGTTAACAACTCCTCAGAACAAGACTCTGGATCAGGGAAACCCTGCTCAGATTTAACCTCGATGTCGATCGTTACAAGATTAATCTTCTTGATGTCAAACTTGATCTCATCTTCAGGATATTTGTCAGAGATGTATTGGAATACATAACGGTCATTACCGTAGATCTTGAATCCATCTACATCATCATACTTTTTGTAAAATTCTCTACAATCTCTTACCGTACCTGGTTGAATGGCTTCTACATTTTCACCCTCCAAAGTCTGATACTCAGTCTCTCGATTTGATTTAACAAACAAAGTGGGAGAGTATTCTTCTTTAAAAGTGACACTTTGTCCGTTTTCATATCCACGAACCAGGAAGTTGTTGCCAACGACCTGGACATTCGTATAAAATCTCATTTAACCAGGTCTTCGTACTTCTCGATCAGTTTACTATTAGGCTCTACGATAGTCAAGATCTTATCGGAATGGATCATGAACGTATTTTGTCTCGTAAGGTCAACCAACCATGGAGACAATGTACCATCCTCACTCAGTTCAAATGGTTCAATCAATTTACAATCAGGTTCTCCTAGATCAGTGGTTACCTCCTCAATCTGAGTCAGAATAACTTTATCAGTTGTTAGAATCAGAATTTTTAGGTTGTTCATATTTCTCTACTCCGTCAGCATACATTTTAGAAAGTTGTTCAATAGGTTCAGTGATAGTCACAACCCAGTCAGATACCACAGGGATCATCTTTTCTTTACTCAGTGGCATCCACGGAAGAAGTTGAATCTTTGAAGGAACCCTAGAAGATCCCTCAGTCTCTGTCAGATCACTTACAAGATTGACACGACAAGGATATTTAAGGTAATAACCAACTACCTTTTCTTCGACCACCATTTCCTGAACGTCTGCGACAACATCCTCTCCAGATTTTAGGAGCAAAAGTTTTACACTCATTTTTTTACAGTTTTTCTTGAGATAATTATACCA